TTGCGCAGCTCAAAGGTCTTAAACTCATTAAAACAATCTAATACTGTTAATGGGTACCCGGTCATAAAATATGCCTGGACTCTGCTAATTTTAGTATTCATACTTTTGATTTTAAGGTTATAATTATAGGTTTATCTGGTCTCTTATAAAACCAGTAACAAGTCATCCATCCGCATATTGAAGCATTAGGAATGTCTAGCAATACGGCTGCTTCTGTTGGACTTAAATTTCTGCCGCATACCATTTCCAAAGCTAAAGCAATTCGGTCTTTATTTGGGATCTTTAAATATTTCATTTATAATTTTATTTTAAATACACCCTTTAATTGCAATAGGAAAATCATCCCGAATTGTATCAAATTTTAATATCTTGACATTATTATTATTTATATAATGATTCCATGCTTTGATTATTAAAGCCATTTTTAAATTTGTTGGCATTTTTCGTGGCGACATCTTATCCTGCATTAATTTATTTCTTAACAAATTAATTATAGAATTACTTATTTCTGATCCAGTGCAAAGCTGATTCATAAACGCTTCTGCTTTATTTGAATTTAGTTTATAAAAATGAGCATAAAAGCCTCCTATCATTGATGGTTTTAAAATTTTAGCAAATGCTATATACCAAGAATTTGAGCTTCTTGCAATATTATCCCAAAATAATTCATCCTTATAATATTGCTCTAAAAGATTTGCATTTGTTGATTTTTGATTAATTTGCACTCCCTCCTTTTTATTATCTTTAAGTAAGTTATAATAACTAATCATTGATGGAATTGTATTACTTGCCTTTATTCCGGCAACATAAAAACAATCGCTAGAGTTCCTAGACTTACCTGTATCCAGAACATCAAATACATTATCATCAATATTATGTGCCACATAAAAATATAATGAGCAATTTGATAGTATGACTGCTTTAAGCCTATGCTGCCCATCTAATATTCTACCGGTTTTTGAAATTTTAATACATTCGCCAGTATCTTGCTTCCATTTATTATTAATCATGTCAGCAGTATAGCGCAATAAAACAGGCTGAGAGTATCTTCTATTCTTAACATTTTGCTCCAAATACTTTTTAGCAATACTTGGCGTAATTAATTGTTTTGTAATTTCTAAAGTTTCCATTTTTTTATGTTATTAAAATGTAATTACTATTGATGATTTATTAACTTTAATGCTTACTTTTGGAACTTCGCAACCCTGAGCATCAAATATAATCTCATCGGTTTTACTAGCCACCTTTAGCAGTTCCTGCCTTTGCTTGAGCTTATTTTCTAGCAATACGCATATATCATCCTCAGCGTAATTAAGGCTCTCTGCGCCGCTCTTAGGAGTAAACGTAACACCATTATAACTATCAACCGCAGGTAGGTTTACACGATCTCTAAACGCCTTATCGGCTGAATCTATTACTGCCTTTAACCGGGCAATATTAGAATAAAACTGAACTGGCGTTTTATTGCCATCTGCAAACATTCTATCAATCAAATCTATACCTGTTTGCTCAGCCTGTTTCTTATTGAAATCAGGCGCATATTGCATTTCTTCAGACCTCATGTCGAAGAATAAATCTTTTGAACTTATCATAATTCGCTTAATAATTTAGTTTCATTTTCTTTGCTGATCTTGTATTTCTTTAGTATGACATCCAGAGTGTAACCCTCTTTCATAGCCTTTACAACTGACTGCCATTTATCCGTATTATGATTAAGCCATGGTCTTGAATCCTCAGCCGCTTTATTACCATCATCATCATCATCTATGTTAAGACCTAATACTCCGGCTAAAGCATAACGCTTCGCATAGGTAATGGCTGAGCCTACTGCCTGTGGATCGTTCTGCTTACTGACTGGCATAATAAAGGTTTCCATTAAATACTCGCCTGATTCGGCATGAATTAAAATAGTGCATAATCCGTTAACTGCGCTAGGCATCTGGGAATAAGCCAGACCTGACTCTGATAATGGTTTGCTGATTGCATCTTGAATGTTTGATAGTGATGCGTAATTAGATTTGAAGAATGGATTTTTAGCATCCTTTGAAATCTTTGCTACTCTGCCCTGAAAGTCTATTAAGGCTTTCGCTAGGCTTGTAATGGTTTCTGATTTTTCCATAATGAAAAAGCGTATGCCCTCAAGGTGTCCACTCCTATCAGGCTATACGCTACGTTTTTTTGGTTAATGAATGTGGACATTGTTGTAAAGTTAATATAATAATTTATAAAATCAAATAAAACATGATAAATAATTCAATAATGAATACGATAGCCACTAATGACATGGCTACCATAATGAGCCAGAACTTAATCATCTTAGTATCTCCTTTGCTAACCTTAGCGCTGAGTCCTGCCCATCTGAATAGCAAACGCCTCCAGATCTAATCTTGTTAACGCCTTTGATATTAAAGACCATATTGTGAACATACAATGCCCATCGATTATATAACTGACTATCCATTATTAACTCATGATGCTTTGGCATTCCATTTACCCATAGGATTCTGAATCCATCCGGGTAAACTGTTGATTTAACTGCTAACATTATCGAATAATTTACTAATTGATGTTGGTGAATAATCCTTTAAATCTAAATGTAAATATAAAGTATGAATACTTTGATAACTCAACTCAATCCAATGCTTAGTATATGCTAATTCTGTGCGTAGATTTTTAATCGTACTTGGGAATCTTTGCTCCTCAGCCTTTAACATCTCTAAATGTTCTTGGCTCATTCTTTCTAGTAGGCTCATATCTGTTCGAATGCGTAGTGATAATCATCGTTTAATTCTGCAATAATGTAATCTTCGCCTGAGCATATTTCCATTGTCTCATCTTCTGGGTTTCCCGACTTAGCGCTAGTCCAGGTTTTACGCCCTTTGTAATGATCGTGCATCAGATCCTTAGCATCCTCAGCTATTGTCTGATCATTCCAATAAATAGCATCCATGTCTGCATCATAATAGCAGTCTGGGTACTTTGTTTTAATTTCTTTTAGTACACTCATTTTATGCAAGTTTTAATCCGGAACATCCCGGTACTGCCAAATCCCCGCTTGACTGATCAAGCGAGGTGGCATATTCCTGACTTGCAGGAACAGGAATGCTATCTATTTAATTTATTTTCTAATCCGCAAACCTCATTAGCTAAATGCAGAATTATTATGCCTTTACTTTCGTTCCATTCTTTTGCAGTAATTCCCATTTGTTTAGCAACCTCAATGCATTTAATTCTAAAATTTTCGTTATTAATTAAATCAGTTCTTCTTTTAAATTCATCCTGAATAAATTTTTCAACGTTTGTCATTTTTGCAAGTTTTGTGCAACCCTGTATTGAATTGCTATTCAAATATATAAGAAAAGTTATTTTAATAATCCAAGAAATAAAAAATATATTTTTAATGTAACAACAATTTTACAATATACGGATAATAAGGCATTGATCTTTTACCTCCCTGATATGAAACACTCTGCCTGTTTCTTTACGTAACTGCGATGCGTTATTACGCCATACTTGAAAATGCGAGATCACATTTATAGATTCAGCGACTTTTAGCTTGTTTAAAATTTCTTTATACATAGCACAAATATACAAATTATTTAATTAATCTGTATTTAGTTACTACACCTAGTTTATAAGCCTCTAGCACTTCGCCTCTTTGCTTACCATTTGCTTTATAACTTACATGAACCCATGCATAATTAAACTCATTGATAAGCTGATCAAAGACTAGATTATCCCTGATGTACTCAAATACCTGCTTATTGGTTATAGTAGTCTGGTCCTGATCTATGTCAATCGCCTCACCGCTAGAATGCTGACTGGTTGCAGATCCGCCAACACATTTATTTAGCTCTGCTGATCTATAACCAGAACTTATCCTGATAGGCACTCCAAAATGCTCCCTAATAGGCTCAAATACTTTAGTAGCTAGTATCTTAAAGTTTTCTATATGCTCTGGCGTAGGCATATTTGATATGCCGTTACGCTTTGCAGATTCAGACCTAATGACCTCAGATAGCTCTAAATGCTCTGATAATTTCACTTAGCAGCAAATAAGTTTGACAATAGCTTACCTAGTATTCCGGTAATCAAGATGATAACTGATACTGTTTTGTTATCCTGAGCAAATGCCAGGCTACCTGCTGCCACCGATACGGCAGTCAATCCATCTGCTAATTTTCTAATTTTAACAGGTGTTGGCTTGTAATAATGTGCGATTCCTACTTTCATAATCCTTGTACCGGTATGATTGTACCTACCGGATATGATGCACCCTCTGGTGCTTGTGTTATTGATGTTTCACCCTCAACTACTCTTAACGCCCTCCGTAAAGGCACTGCGGCTTCGTTTAACGGACCAAAACACTCTGCTAAGGTAACTCCATTAACTTTATCTTTTAAGACCTTGCAGGGCATACAAAACATATTAGACATACCTTGAGTTTTAGTTATAACGAATGACCGATTAACAGTTGCTAATTTATCCCACGTCGGAGCTTGAGGAACGCTATCAAAGTACCAAAAATAAGACCATACAGTCTTATCGGTACTATCTGGCGTGATTGATGGATTGCCGACTAGCATTGTGTTAGCCATTGAAATCCCATCTAATACAGGACAGATTGATTTGCCCTCTAAGAACTTTTTGCCTTGCACTTCTATTGTGCGCCCTGTTAATTCAGCTCCAGATGCACCGCAAAAAGCAAACTTGCCTTTCACTAATACTAACGCTTTCTCGGTCTTTGGCTTGTCTTGAGTTAAATAAATAGCAGCTATTGTCGCTATTATGGCTACGGCTATAATTATTTTTTTCATTTCTTTAGGTTTTTAGTTGCCCTGTAATAATACCTAATCGCAAAACCTCCCGAAATTATGGCTACCAATGAGGCTATCAAAGTTACTAAAGGTTGGAAATTGGCTATGCTTAGCAAAGCACTTGAAATGCTTACTATGGTTGCTGAATCAGCTAGGCTGTGGTTTGTCATCTTTAATCTGTGGTTGTAACTGTTTAATTAATTCTGCTGATACTGCTTTTACCTGAATGTGAGGACTTGTGCTTTGCTCAATGACTGCTAAAATAGCCTCCCATTCTTGTACTGTTAATTCAACTTTTAACTTTACTGGTTCTGTTTTTACTTCTTCTTCTTTGGTTTTCATGTGTTTTTGGTTTATCAAATATAGTTATTCTAAATTATTATCAGTCGGTATTATCGGCTCAGATTCAGGTTCTGTTTGAGGCGTAACTTCTGGTACTATCTGCTCAACTATTGGCTCAACTTCTTCAATAGGCTCAGGCTCAATAGGTGCTATTCCTTTTAATAAATCTATCTCGGCTTTAAGTTCTTTTATAGCATTAATTAAAATGTAAGTCAAAGCGTGGGAGTTAAAATTATACAACTCTGTATCTTCTGCATCGCTTTCCTCTAACTTTGTTTTGTAAGTTGATACCGATTCGGGCAATATTTCTAAAACATCCTGAGCTATCAGTCCTATATTACCCTTTATTACACTAAATCCTGCCTTACCATTATAGTCATAATTTACAGGGTTGATAGCCATTATTGCTGATAACCCTTTTGTGTATGGCGTAATGTTTTCTTTCACTCTACTATCGGATGAAATAGTCCACGTATTTGTGCTTGGTTTTGCTGCACTATCAGTTGATAATTGAAGTTGATAGCTTGGACTTGTAGTTCCTATACCGACATTGCCTCCTGCAGGATTAATAATTAAATCTCCACTATTTGAATCATCTCCTACTTGAATTTGTCCTTGCTTTTGACCCGATACACTAATACCAATATACCCACCTGTTACTCCTGTTCCATTTGGATGAACTAATTGAATACCTCTTACAAAAGAAGGAGCAGCAACTGATTGTTGAACAATAGTTAAAGTACCATAAGTTGTTGATGCGGTTGTTCCTATTTTAATAATACCACTAACATCTGTAATCGCACTATCCCCTATTGTACTTGCACCTGTGAATTTAGGTAGGTAGTTCGTTGTTCCTGTGCCTGTTACAGGATTAGTTAAAGCACTTTGCTTATTGTTAAATGTTGTCCAATCCGCACTTGATAATGCACCTCTATTTGTTGCACTCGCAGTTGGTACATTTAAAGTAATTACAGGAGTTGTTGTACTATTTGCAACAGTAGATGATAAATCAGTACCACTTGTACCTAAAGTAATAGCAGCTACGCTTGTAACCGTTCCTACACCTGCTCCACCTACTAAAGCTATTGTTCCTGTTGCACTCGGTAAAGTATATGTATATGTTCCGTTTGTGATTGTTGAATCTAATCGTAATTGACCGACAAAATACCCTTTACCTGTTGTATAAAGGCTTAATCCGTTTGAAGTTAAACCACTACCTAAAGTCAAAGCATAATTACCGCCATAAGCAGGTGGTATTTGCCCACCCCCATCATACTCACCAATGGCTGATAATCCGTAAACTTGCGCCCCACCTATTACGTAAATATCATTATTAAATGTCTTATTCCCTGCAAAAGTTTGTGTTCCTGTAGTAACCACCCCACCAAATGAAGCGGAAGCAGGTTGAAGATTTAATACAGTCCCTGTGATGGTTGCTGCATTTGCGTTTGCAGTACCTCCAATAGCTGATAATGACAATACACCACCATCTGCATAATTAGGCACGTTCAATGTTGAGCCTACTAATGTCGCTGCACCACTTGTACCTGTAGTAGTCAAAGTGATTGTCGCCTGTTTATTATTAAATGTAGTCCAATCGGTAGATGATAAATAGCCATTTACAGAAGTCGTAGCGACAGGAATAGAGATAGCAGGAGTTGTACCACCGCTTGAAACTATTGGACTTGTTCCTGTAACTGATGTTACATAAGTCCCTGCCGCTTGATATTGAGGAATATTTAGCGTATTTGCACTAAAGGTAGCAGCACCGCTTGTACCTGTTGTGGTTAAAGTGATAGTCGCTTGTTTGGCATTTAGTTGTGTCTGTATAGCACTTGTAACACCCTTAACATAGCTTAACTCCGTAAGTGATGGATAGGTTGCTAAAGCTAAACTCGCTATCGTTGTGGCACTATCCCAATACGCTATTGTGTTAATAGTACCACTTAAAGCGGCAGCTTTATTATTAAAAGTACTCCAATCAGCTGAACTCAATGCACCACGATTAGATGCTGATGCCGTAGGTACTTGTAGCGTTATTACAGGCGTTGTCGTACCATTTGCAACTGTGGATGATAAGTCAGTACCCGTAGTACCTAAAGTCAAAGCAGCGACCGAAGTAACTGTGCCAACATAGGCATCAGCGTATTGAGGAATATTTAACGTATTAGCACTAAAGGTAGCTGCGCCACTTGTGCCTGTGGTAGTTAGCGTGATCGTACCCTGTTTTCCATTAATCTGGTTTTGGACCTTGCCAAATGCCGCTAAAATAGTATCAGCCGCCACTACTGCACCACCTGTGACTGATAAGCCTGTCAATAGCTTTGCCGTTATTCTGGCATCCGTAACTATTCCTGCTACTGTTGTTCTATAAGCTACCTGATCGCCTGTTATGGCAATAGGTATTATATTAGCATCTGCAACCGCTCCTGGTAATGCAGTAAAATCCTTTAAATAAACTCCGTTAATTACTGGCATATCCTTTTAAATTACAAATACATATTCATCTCCGCCGTTATCCACATAAACACCTGCATTCTGCGCCCATACATAGTAGCTAATCTCTGCATCTACTATCGCCCCATAGCCTGTGATAACTCCTGTAAATTTAACAAAATCCTCACTACTTCCGCTAATCTCTAAAGATTCCAGAAAACCCTCACCTGCATCGCCCTCATTCGTATCGGTATTAATCATTGACCAGTCCATCATAATCCTAGACCTGCCTAAATCTTTTAACTCATTCCATCCTATAATCGCCTGATCTGTCGCATAAACCGCCTCAAAACTTATTGAATAAGAATGCAACTGTGGTAACTGAGTCTGAGCCATATTTTGCGTACTTTTGCAAGTTTTAATAAAACTAATACTCTCAGCCAAATTATTACTTAGCAAACACCCAACTGGCATATCGTTTATATAAAGCATTAAATCAGTCATAGCCTGTTATATTACCACTAAATTTAATAAAATCCTGCACCTCACCCACTATCTCTAAATTCTCAATAAATCCCTGTCCTTGCTCACCCTCTATGCCATCGCCTGTAATTTCCCAGTCAATCTTAACTCTTTCAAGCGATTTTAAGCCTGTCCACGACATTATATTACTGTCGGTAGTCATAACACCCTCAAATGGTATTGAGTAGGTGTAGAGCCTCCCTAATTGCGTCTGACCGCCTGACTGTGTTGTCTTGCACGTTCCTATAAAAGAAATCTGCTCTGATCTGCTCACAGAACTTAAACACCCAACAGGCATATCGTTTATGTATAACATCATGGCGTTCCTTTTACTGTTACTCTAGTCGTAGCGCCGTAATCAGGAACTAATGTATAAACCAAAGCAATCTCATCATCTACTATCCTACCCATGACCGCTTTACAAATGTTCTGCTGCAAATCATAGTTAAGGCTTAAATTCATAAAATAACCATCAATTAAATTAATTGACCACCTCTGTAACGGATTAAAGTATCCAAATATAGATCCCTCAAATCTAACAAATGGTCCTGCATAAAGTCTTTGTTTTTCTTCAACTGCAATCCGTAAAAACGCTTTACTTTCTGCATAAGGAAGCGCTAATATGCTCTCAGATATACCTCGCCTTGTCCATAAAGTTGTTAGCGTTGTTTGATCGGGACCAAATATTGCACCGACAAATAATTCATTGGCGCTATCGCCATTAAACACATTGACTGTTTCCGGTACAAAAGTAAACTTACCTACCTGAGTAGCCGTATGCATCTCACCTATCTGGTCGCCAAAATCTAAAAATATAAAAGCCGATATATTAGTATAAATTATATTATTGCCAGTTGCCGTAGGTGCTAAAATTCTAAATGTTATATCGCCATCCAAAGGTGCAGGATCTGATAAAATTATAGCATCGCCACCCACTCCAACTGTTGAGGCTTCCTGGTAATAATCTGAAATTCCTGCACCTGCTAATTGCCAACTTCCATTCTGCTGCAAATAATAAATATTGCCCGATGCATCCAGAGTGATTGAAAAATTCATGTAAGCAAAGAAATCAGGATCTGGATTTTCATAAGTAACCACTACCTTTAATCTCTCTTTATTTGTTGCGCTAAAATTTAAAGGTATTAAATTATTGTTTTCGTAATAGTTAGTAATGTTTGGCGGATCAAATGGATCAGCCTCATCATAAAAAATTATACCTCCTGTTGGCCATAATCCAACATACATTACACCTGTTTTAGTCCATCCCGAAATAGTAATTGTATCGCATGGTCCTACAGGAGTAGGCACACACCCCAGAGTGCCAAAGAAATTAGGATTGTCTAGCTTTTCATAAGGATTCTGCAATTCTCCATACAGATAAGACATCGACGCATTTTTATATGGTCTGTCAATCATTTTCATTTGATCTGTATTGATGTGGAAATAAGGTGAGGCTATAATGCCCTCACTTTCACCACCTAGAACTAAATCTAAATGCTCCGTAACTGTTGGCTGATCATAAATCCTATAACCCTCTAAATATCTTCTAAATACTAAATCGCCATCTACCGCTAACTCTGTCGGTCTATAAATATACCACTCACCAGAGCTTTGTATCATTACCGCAGTCCACTCCTCTAGTATTGACCTCAGAACCTCCTCGCAATTCATAGGCGTAAACTGATCATCTTTTAAATAGCGTTCACTACTTACATAAGACTGATCTAGCGGATCGTATGTATCGCCTTGCGTCATGCTATCTTCATAGATATTAACGCACGTATTTAAGATTAAGGCAGGTGCTTCTAACCTCACTAAACACGCCTGTATAACCTCTATAAAACTTTGCTTACCTAAATAGAAATTACCATCATTCTGAACATAGCTTAAGTTTTTAAGCAACCCTATTCCATCAACGGCATTAACAGAGATAACATAAGGCGCAAAAGTAAAAGACTCTTGACATCCATCTGGGATGATAAACCCCTGCCAGATTAAATCCTCAAAGCCACCAGGACTTGCATAACAAACACCTGATGCATTTGCATAGGCTTGTCCCTCAGCCGTAAATCCACTATCAGCATCTGCCAAAGCCTGAGCCGCTGCCTGACTTGTAACGCTATTATAATTCTTAGTAAAAACCTCTAAAGAACCCTCGCCTGATGCGCATGAAGTTTCAAACACCGCAGAACGGAGTGCCGTATAGGTTGTGGCTGAATAGGTCGTATAAGTTTCTATAAATATGTCAGTTGTCGGCACTAAACTTACATCTATTGAAAACGGATAAGTAGTTGTCCTTTGCGTAGGCAATCCAGTAATCTCTAAATTCATACCCGGTATTCCACCTGCCGATGGTCCTGCTGCAAAAGGCTTTATTAAAACTGTATCGCCGTTATTTATCTCAAATGAGCCAGATCCAGTCGTAAACTGTAAAACCTCGCTTACGCCATTGACAAATATTTCTAAATCCATCTCAGCAGCGACCTCACTCATGTCCCAATTAACAGTCAAGGTACATGGCTTTTCCTTGCGATAAATCTGCACCATAAACTCACGTTCATTCTCGGTGTATAAATCCTCTAGCTGAAAGTCCTCAGTTGCTATTAGGTTTAGCGTAGCCTCAGAACCTATAATAGGCTCTAGCTTATTACTTGCCGTATTCTGATAATTAATCTGTATTGGATTTTGTTGTGCTTGTATTTCTTCAGACGCACCTGCATAATCTAACTGCGAGATACTGCACAGATACTCATCTGGAAAGCAATCGACCTTTCTAGTATCTCTGTCCGAATAAAAAGTAAAATAATATCTTTGTGAATAACTCATGGTCCGAACCTCTGTAATTTAGCACCTGCTCTGTTTAATACTCCAATTAAGTTAGTACCTGAAATCTCAAATACAACACGACCACCGCCAAAGTCCTGAGCCGATCCTGCGGCACTTGTGCTGATTGTTGATGATGCCTGTGGTATAGGTGCTGAAAAATTGCCACCACCTTTATTACCTGCTTCGCCACTACCTCCTACCTTATTACCCAATGCTCTTACGCCACCTGCAAGAGCTAATAGCGCAATTCCTGCAAGTAAAGCAGGACCAGGATTTAATGTCCTTAATGATATTTTTATTCCTTCAATACCTACAGCAGTGGCAATAGCTAATTGACCTAGCTGAGATAAAACAGAACTTAAAGAATTTAATAAAGAGGCACCTAAATTTTGCGCTAAATTTGTACCATTTGCAAGTGAATCTCCAATAGCATTACCTATACCTGCAAATGTTTGAACTAAGCCATTATTAATTATCTCACTTGCTTGACTATTAAAATTTAAAAGTTCTTTAATAACTAGGGCAGACTTTTCTTCAATACTAGGAAATTGAAATTGGATTAAACTTTGTTGTTGTGGTCCTTTTATTGGTGCAAAAGCATCGACTATTCTTTTAGCTGCATTTTCAGCAAATTTTACTGCCGCATCAATTTGATCAGGATCAATAAAATCTAATTTTAACTTTGCCTCATCAGCTATCAATGCAGCATCAACCTTAAATTGAATCAATGTAAGTCTCAACTGCTCAGAAAATTTGTCTGCTTGAGGTTTTAAATTAAATGTAAAAGCTGCTTGATTTAAAGTAGCTAAATCGCTTTGTAACTTTTTTATTATTCCGCTATCAGTAGAAACACCAATACCAATTAAATCATTTAATGCTTTTTTAGTTGCTTTTATTTTCTCTGTAAATACATCACTGCCTATTAATTGCTGATCTGCTGCTATCTGCTTATAATCAATATCTAATGCTTTTAATATATCAGACTGAGTTTTTAAATCCTTATTAGATTTATCTATTTTTTCAGGATCTATAACAACATCAGCACCAAAAGTTTTTATTAATCCTTGTGTAACATCATCAAGTATTTTAATTTCACTAGCAGCATTTTTATAAACTTGATTTAATTCATTTATTTTGTTTTTGCTATTTTCAACTGCTTTTGATGTTTTACTAATTCCACCCTCTAAAGCTGCTTGACCTTGTATATCTAAAGTAGCTTGTTTTTGCGCAGTACGTTTTGATAATTCAGCCGCAGATTTATCTAATGCTGCTTGTTCTTTTGTTATTTCTACTTTTGCATTAAGTTGTTGATTGATTAATTTTTGCCTATTTTCTTCTGCTGCTTGAGCATATCCTTTTGCTAGTATAGCATTTGTTAATGAAATATAAGCTGAGGCTGCTTTACCTGCTAAAACTTGCTCGGCAGTTAATCCTGCTAAATATTTAGGGTATCTCTTAATTAAATCATCAGCAATTTTTAATCTTTCTTTTGCAGGAATATTTGCGTTTTGAGTAGCATTATAAAGACTTTGTAATTGAGATAAATCTTTAGATGCATTTGATCTGCCTTCTGTTTGAACTTCTGAAATTGATTTTATACTATCTGCTAATTCTTTGTTAGCATCAACTGCCTCTTTTGCTCCTTTATTTGCTCTTTGCTGATATTGTGTATAAAATAAAACGGCTGCTGATACAACCGATAAAGCAATACCTAATCCTGCAGGACCTATTAAAGACTGACCTAATGCCTTTAACGCTGATCCTGTGCCTCCTGTTTCTGCTTTTAATCTTTGGAAGGATTCTAATAACGGATTTAAGTTATTTTGAATACCTATAAATCCAAATGGAGCATCCTGAGCAACCCTGCCTAAATTTTGCATAGCAAAAGCAGCGGAGTTTGCGCCTTTGACAGTTGATCCGCCCAGAACTCCGGCAGTCTTAGACGCTTCAGCTGCAAATCCTTTTAATTTGCTTTCAGCACCTTTTAAATCTTTATCTAATTGCCCTAAAGGTGCGCCAATAGGTATCTCAATTCCTTGCATCTTCTAAATATTTAAGCATCGCCTTATTCATTTGATCTTTGATTACATCCATGTCAGCTATCTCATCATTCTCATAGATAAAAGACATGAACTTTTTAAAACTAGGCATCCCTTTATTTACATGAACTCTCATTCCGTTCCACGTTGACCATCCTATCCGTTCCCAGTCTTTTTTTTCTTTATTAAAAAAGCCTTGACACTTTAGAATGTATTGATTCCATGTCAAGGCGTAAAACTCATCGGGCATCATTCCCATTTCTCCAAAAGCAAAGGTCAACACATCTTTATTCCAATTTAACTTTCCGCTTTGCTTTTTTTTTGTTCTGTTACCTCTGTATTTAACCCTAGCACCCTAAAGACTTCTTTAGAAACTGTTAAGATAAACTCACCACCTGAGCCTCCAGAATTATCAATCCAATCATGTACATCAAACTCCGTAAAGTCTAATATCTCGCCTTTCTTTAATATAGGGTAAGCCGATGCATGATAAATAAACACTCTAAGGAACGGCAGTAATTGCTTACCTAACAAAGTAGATAAATCAGTTACCGATGCGTCAAAGTGAGTAAGCGTCTGCTCTAAAGCATAATTGCCAAAGAACATCTGCCTATCAACCTCACCTATTTTATACGTTAAATGTCCCTCCATTTAGTAGCCAGGATATGGATCAGTTGTTGTAATATCGCCATCGCCTAACAAAGTGCCTGTAAAGGTAATAAACTCGCCCTCAGCGCCTGTAATCTCTAAAGCGCTAAAGTAAGCATATCCATACTGCTCTGCAAAGTTAGGATCTTCTGTGCCATCTGTTTTAAGCAAAGCTACTTGAAACTCAGTCAAAGTCTTTGCCCTTGCTATTGCACTAATACGATCCCATGATGCTTTTGCCGTATCGCCACCTGCACCAACTGTATCTGTAAAAACACCCTCAAAAGGTATCTCAAAAGAATAGGTTGTCGGTTTGCGTCTGGTTACACCCGGATCGCATTTAGTTACTGTTTCAGCAAAATCCCATGATTCGCTGATTCCGTTTGAAGTTAAACACGCTACTGGCTTCCATGCGCCACCTGTGCGTATGTAGAGCATGAATAGACTTCCTGCATAAAATTGTTCTGCTGCCATAATTAATCTCTATTTAATTTGTGTTGAAAAGTTAGTATATATTGAAATATGTTTTCTGTTTCTGTCTCTAGTGTTACCTCATTTGTTAATAGTTGTAAGGTCTCAACATTTATAAAGTTAGACAAAGTTAAGTTAGTAACTTGTATCAAGTTTTGTATCTCCTCGCTAATTACCATTGCAAAACTTAAATCGCCATTACCATTCGGGTATCTAGTTACTATCTGCACGTTAATAGTGCATAAATACCAATAACCGCACTTTGTTAATTCTTGCAATCTTGTCTGGCTACTTAGTATTACGTATTTAGCCGGGACATTCTTTAAAGGTGCTGATTTACTGTAAACAGGTATAGTAACGCCACCAACTATTAAATTAGCTAGTGTACTCTTATACGCATTCAGTATCGCTAGGTTAGCATCTTTCATTTCTCAAATGTAATTATTTTTTTGCATTATATTTTCGTGTTTCAACTTCCAATACTTTTAGTAAAGTTTTAGGGTATTGCTGAATGCCCTCTAAGTAACTAGGTATTAAATATGGTTGTGGTTTTAATCCTTTTCTTAGAATTGAAACTGCGATGATGTAAGCTAATTTTGGATCTATACCATGAGTTTGGCACCAACCTCTTATGGCATCTAAAAAACTATCAAAATTACCGCCTTTTTTACCTCTAAATTCAGCTGCCATTTGCTCAAATCCTTTAGGTATTGATACTCTTGCACCAGTCCCAAACTCTACGAATGCAGCATAAGGTGTATTAGCAAAAATAAAGGAAACATTATAACCGACTCTAGCAGTTGTTTTACCTATGGATTGTCTTAACTGTCCCTGATCTACTGGCGCTCTTAGTTTAGCCTGATTAGCAATATTCTCAGCAGTTGAATTAGTAACCGAAACTGCCGACCTGTTAGCATCGTAACCAAAGGCTGAAATCTGAGATAAAAGTTTAGAGATATTTATTTTAGACGCCATTGTTATCATCCGTTACGGATGCCAATATCTCATAAAACCTGAATGTGTCATCTACATTCCTAATTGAATGAATAGTGAAAAAATTTAACTCATACAGTATCCTCATATCCTTTGTAGGTGCAAAGTCTTTTCTATAACGAATTGTAAATCTAAAGGTTTGATTTATAACCTGCTCTTGCGCTTGTAACTGCCTATTACCATCATACGGCTTTATATTTGACCATGTAGCTAATACAGGCACAAACGTAATTACGTAATCCTGATAGGCGTTTTCAACCGATGTGAACGTGCCAAATGTAATGCGCTTATCTAATCTGCCTGGATTCATTAGAATAGAGTTATGCGTCTGTAAGGCGATAGTAAAAGAGTTGCAATCGTAGGCATCCCGACAACCGGATTATCTCTATTTTCATAATAATACGCTATCATTTCTTTTATCGCCGTTTCAATATCATCTGGCACATCTGAGCCACCCTCATAATTCCATCCATAACCTGCAACAAATGTAACAGTATTAAATCCTGCCGTATCTGATATAACCTCTGTAAAGCCTTGCGTTTCGATTGTTTCAAAAGTCAGCACATCCATATCAGGATCTACAACAGTTTCAATCGAAATCAAAGGGTACTCATATATTTTAACCGCACCAGAAACAGGCGTAATTAAACTTAGTTGCCTTTGCCATAATACTTGTAGCGTAAATTGTTCAGCTTGATTTACCGCAGATTTTATCAATGATGTAATTAAGCCATCTTCTATTGTATAGTCTAGGTCTAGTCTTAGGTACATCTTTGCATCCGCTAGGCTCACTACATTTAACTGGTCCATTCTCTTTAGGTTTAAAAGGTTGTTTTAGATACTCTTTTTTTTCCATTATATAATCGCTAAATTACTAATTTTATTTAACCAATTTTCAAACTTAACTAATTCCTTAATAGGATCTAATTCTTTTGCTCTTTCCAGAGGCGTTTTCTTAGTCTGTATAGTATCAATATTAGTAATAGCATCAATCCAACCTTGTATATCATTCCTATTGACGAATATCCCTGCATCTGAGACACTATCTCTGAAACCTAGTATATCTGAACAGATAACAGGAATATTGCAACACAAGGCTTCTATTTGAGCCATACCATAACTTTCATACTCTGATGGTGCTATCAGCACTCTAGTCATAGCCAGATATTTACGCACATCATCAATTAAAGGAACGTATTTTATATTCCTAACTTTTTCATCCTTGATCTGGTGATAGTAACCACCTTGCACCGCCATGAACTTTGTTTTAGGCATTCGCTTTGCTATCTCAATTAATATCTGACCTCCTTTGTTTTCGTTATGGTTTATCAGCGTCACGTACTCAGCCTCTGGTCTATCTGTTGAGTAATCCCTGTAATTAATTGGTGCGTACAAAGTGTAGGTTTCCTGCTTATAGTTTAATTCTCGCTTTGTATTTTCGCAGTTATAAACTGTGTACACATTCGGTCTAATATTTACCTGTGGATAACCTACGTTATTATGCGCAAAGTTAATTACCTTTTTAGCTTTTAGCCTCTGTTTGTTCATTGCGTAGTAAGTCCCAGACAGTTGACAGAAAACCAAATCTGCCCAGTCCCATAAATCATTATGGCATTGCTTGTAATTGTCTTTAGCCTTGTAAACCTGTATGCCCTCATACTTGTAATTCTCAGGGCATCTAGTAACCGCCTTAACTTGATGCCCTTTGTTCATTAAGTATTTAACAACCCTATGCAGATAAATTTCAGATCCTGCTCTTTGATGAGGTAAGTATATGCCTGGACTTAATAGGATTTTCATGTAACAGGTATAAACAGATAAGGTCTTTGTATCTTCAATGTTCTGCCATCGTAATTATGCAGATTGCTTCTATGGTAATGAATAGCTTGTATTCGACTAGCAGGATTATAGAGTGCGTAACCTGCGCTATGCAACTCATACGCTATCCTATTATCGCAACCCGGTATGCCTAAATAAAAGTCACAGAAATTAACATTTCGAATCTTGCCTCTAAATACCCATACATCTTGACTAAACCGCTCATTGTGTAATTTTAAACCTCCTATCTTATCATCCCATCTGCTTAACGCTATGCATTGCCTTTCATATAAACTTAAGTTACTCAGCGTATTGTTAAAATAAATATCCGTATTTGCGACTATTGAAATGTCCTCTCTAGACGTTACGGTCCTATCAATAAGGTTAAAAAAGTCCCTGTATGTAGGTCGCTGAAATTCTATTGTAATTAATTTGTCATTTTTTGGCAACTCTACAAATCCATCAACAAACAAATAAATTTTATTAATATGAGGATTATCTATGTTTTTATTTAAGCAATAGATTAATTCCTTTTGCCTAACTGCGCTTTTATCCGTATATATCGAAGTAAAAAGATTAACCATAAATTGCTATGCCTGTACCTGTATGATGCCCTATCTCTGTTAAATCATATTTTTCGTTTTTTAATCCATTCCAGAAATTACTCATCTCATTGTTTAGATGGATGTCATCAAACATAACCAAACCTTTATATTTAATCTTTAGCAAATGATCTGTAAACTCCTGCTCAAACTCGCCATCGTGAAAAGTATCTAGCATAATAAATGGAGCTGAAATCTCATGCATCAATACATTACCTTTGATAAATTCTATGTTCGGTATTTTAATATCGGCTATCTCTGGCTGATGCTCTATGTCATAGCTGATAACCTTATTCTTTTTATTAAACGATAAGGCAATGGCTGAGCTTCCCTGATAGCTTCCAATATCTAACAGAGTAACTCCATTGTATAACTTACTGATAAAAGCTAGTAACCTGTAATGCTCAATCCCTGCATCCATATAAAACCAACCTTTAGGAAATCCCAGATCATCCGTACTCTTTAAATACTTAGACAGATTAATCTGGTTTAACTCCTCTGCCGTTACTTTTAATATTTTATCAATCATATTGATTTAGTAAAAGATTATAATTTTTATGGTATTTATCTATTGCATGATAACCTACTGAACCATATTCAAATTCTGTTTCTACGGCAAACTTATTGCAAGTTATCTTATCAGGTAACTTATAGCCTAACTCTCGCATCTTGTTACAAAAGTAAATATCTTCGTTACCATCTACTGCCATGCCTTTATATGGATGGTTTGAGCAAATTTCATACATCAGCTCAGGATTGCGAATGCTTAGACCTCCATTCAAGCAACCCGGTATATTTTTAATCCACGATCCGATAAAATCCCATTCCAGAAAATGCTCAATACCCTCTTTCAATAATCCAGAATCATGCTGAAAAACTAACACCCTATCATATTTTAAGCCTCGCCAAAAGTTAGGATTAGTCAATATAGAGTTATATTCTCTTGGAGTTTTTATATAGTAAATCCCTCCGGCATAAGGCGGTTGAATATGTAGCAAATCCCATGATTTGGGTATAAACCTTTTATGCCTTTCGATTGCTTCCTGAGCCACATCTTCACGATCATCTACTATTATAGCTGCATTCATACTAACTCTTTGTTATAATTATGATGGCTCTTTAAATAGCTAGGTAATACCGATTTATCAAATGGCACAGGATTCCATAGATTTAACGCAACGCAATGCACATCATCAAACTGATTTTCGGGTTTCCATTTATAGTAACATTTTTTTAGCCAGTCTTTGCGCACTTCGTGGGCATGACCAAATACATTATATTTATAAGCCATAATAGGTTGAGGTTGACAGGTGCTAAAATGATAGATAGTCTGCTTTAACTTTAAATCTTGAGTATGTTCTTTTCTGTGCAGGTTTTCTAATCTAATCGGTCTGAATCCATCATAACAAGCATAGTTAAAAGAACGCCAAAAATTAACAAAGCCATCAATGCCATAAAATCTATCTATGCCCCAATAAGCATACTCAAATGACTTCTGCAACTCATCTGATTTATAAACCTCATCTGAATCTACTGTCAATACCAAATCATAGCCATCTGAGTATTTATATTTAACCGCCCTATGCTCACTTTCAGCTCCATACCTTTCGGCTCGGTCCCAGATTAATTTATCTTTTAAAACGTCTTGGCAAATACTATAAATATAACCCTCTGAATCTGGACATTGCAATAGCGTTCCATGTCCTTGACTTGGCATCATGCTATAAGCTATAACCATTTTATCTACATGATCTACAACCGACATAAGAGCTTCACGCAAGTAATCCCCTGCATAATGAATAGTCATAAAACCTAAAACTTTAATTTTGCTCATATATACCTATTAAATTTTTTACCATTCGATCAAATGTATAATTCTCTTTGACAAACTTATTGCCTTGTTTTGCTATCAAATCTCGTTCCTCTTTATGGTCATCCAGATAATATCTTAATAGTACCATTAAATCATAAAGACTATTCCATGTCCTTACATGAACACCATCAATAAAAGGCATATTTGGATAGGCTTTGCATAAACAGAACGCTCCAGAGCCTAATATCCTGTATATCCTATCCGAACTATATGAATCCTCATCGTAATGGCTCAAGTTAATTGCTATCTTTGTAGCTCTATATGCTTTTGATTCCTCAGCTTGAGAATGGTTATAATTACCTGCCACGTTAAACCAGTTATTGCCGTAAACGCCATACTTATCGCCAAAGTGCTTATGTAGCATTGTATTCATTTCTATTCTTAACCTGCTTAACGGAAAGCGATCACCTCCGTAATTATTACCAAAGAATGAAATCTCTTTGCAATTACCTATCTGCCCATCTGGCTTATAAATCTCAGGATCGTAGCCTATCTCTAAATAACCTCCATTCACTACGTTCCTAACATCCCTCATATTACTAAACAAAGTCTTATCTATATGCGGTGCCATTTGTATCATCCATCCTGGCGTTTCATTTCTTATATCGCCATTCCAGTTGCAGATCCACGCCCCTGTTTCTCGCATAGCTTTGACAGTTTCTATATGGATTATATTTTGAGCCTGTATCTGCATAAAGATAATATCCGGTCTAAATTCTCTGGCAATCCTAACCGCTTCTTGGTTTACATCCTTTACGCCTGTTGATAACTCTATGTAATCTGTGCAGTTAGCCATAAAGGCTTTACGTGCTGAATCGTTTGGCGGTGGTGCTACCATTAAACCTAAGTGGAATATTCTCATTGTTTTCTAATATAATCCCAATCTCTTAGGAAGTCTAAAATTGATGGGTAATTCATACGACCTGCACCGCACTTTCTACGCACATGAATCCATCCATTTATAACGCCAATACAGATAACATACTCTTGGTTTTTGTATAACCCTGCTTGACCTATAAAGTTGGCTTTGAACATACGCAAATATAATTATTTAATTAACATAATTAAATAAAAAAAACCTGCCAAATTAATGACAGGCTTTTCCCATTAAACCAAAAAAACTAGCTTGGATTAGCGTTCAATGAACCAGTCACGAATGCATCAGTGTAGTAGATAGGTAGTGCAATACGACCTTCAACACGAACTGTAATCTTGTTTTCTCTTACGTTTGTACCATCCTCCTCAAAGAATCTAACAATCGGATTTTCACGTACAAATAGTTGCGCACCTTTTGACCAGTCACCAACTAAGTATTTAGAATCGCTCATTGCAGTAGACTTAAAGATAGGCACACCAGATATGAACATTTGACCATTAACTAGATCAACTGCAACTCCGCCTGGTAGGGTGTAATCATTTGTAGTACCTCTAGTAAGCATCAAAGCATAGAACTGCTCTGGACTTAACAAGATACCATTTGCAGAGTGATTGTTGCTTTCAATTTGTGCAACTGAATCTAGCAATTTCTCTACCTGAATAGTACGGAAACCTGAGTAAGCCTCAGCGTTGGTAATCAAACCACCTAGATTTGGAGATACTCCAGATCCATTAAGTAATTGATTATCCTCAGCATCTAAATACTGCTCAAGTAAACGAGATTGAAGATAAGAGCGCATGGCAGAGATGTCATCTAAAGCCTTGCGAGTGATACGCAAGAAACCTGCGATAAACTCAGATGGTGCAACTTCTTCTGTCAAATCATAATCAATTTGAGATTTAGTACCTGAATTATCCGCCCATGCAGCAACCGATCCCTCTGATCCTGTTTCCTGTAAGTAGTGAATTGCAGAAGTAGTCATAACGCCTGTTGGAAGTAATGCTCTGATGTGCAACTTACGTGGTGCAGCAGGAATGATACCCGGTAGCATCTGAACGTTTGCAGCTGCAAGATCAGTAATGTTAGCCAATGACATATCACCAACTGTTTTCAACTCCATTGAAAATTGCTTGATCTCTTTTCTCTTGAATTTCTCTAAGTTATCAGAGTTCTCATCCATTGCAGTTGAAAATGCCTGATTGAAAGAAACTGGCGCTTTACTTTGAACATCCATCTTAATTCTGTTGTTTTCTGATTTCGCTTCAAGCAATGCTTTATCCATTTCGTCAATACGTACATTTGCAGATTTTACTGCATCTTCTAACTTTGCATCAACTGCTTTAGTAGCTTCGCTGATTGCGTTTGCGATGATGCTCTTTGCCTCATCTAATGTTTTGGCTTTGTTTGCGTCTAGCAACTCCTGAGCCTTTTGTTCTAAATTTTCCATTTATTATCTTTCTAAATGTTTTATTAATTCTGTTAATATATTCGGCTCATCTTGCTCTGGAGTGACTAATGTCGGCTCTGCATCCGATAGTGAATTTTTACCTAAATTGAAAGCCTCTAGTTGGAATTGCTTTAATGCTATTTCCAACCTGCCAAAGCCCTCGTCTGTTAAGCTACCATCTTTTAATAGCTTAATCATTTTTGCCACCTGATCGTTTATCTCTGCCATTGTCAAGGACTTGAATCCTGTAAATGGAGTTTCTGGATTAGCACCCAGAGTGACATTCGATCCCTCGTATAACTTAATTTCTTTTATTGTCCTGATGCCTGTCTTCTGGTCATAGTCTGCCTTAACAGTACTAAACCCGATTGAGTGCTGAACAACAATCCCCTCTGCATATAATACCATTGCATCTTTGCCATAGCTTGTAGGTGCAATAGAACTTTCAAAATATATTCCCTTTTCCTGCGCCTCTAATACTGTTGGTTTGCCATGCGGTTGCGACCAGTTATGTTGATTTAAAAAGAATATTTCATTAGATCCCATCGGACCACGTTCTGCGATTGTTTTAGTCGCTGCGCCTGAGGCTATAATATCTTCATCATAATCTACATTACCGAAACTAGCAAAGTAGCCAGTAACGGTCATCCTTTCAGCGTCTAGGTCTTTGATCTCTGCGCTAAAGTTTTTATACTCCAGTAATCCTTTCATAATACAAATATATTAATTTTTTTAATTATCTTTTCTTAGATAGTCAGGCGTTCTCGGTTTTAGTATTGGTAACCCATCTGCATCCTTTATTGCTTCGGTAGCCATTACACATCGGCAATTAACAACCTCAGCGGCAGGTGCGCCAACTTCACCAGGATACATCATTGGAGTTCCACCAACTATAAAAGGCTGATTAATTGCTATCCTATCCTGTGTCATCAGCAAATGACTTCGCCTTGTCCTTTTATCCTTTGTATTAATCCAAAACTTTTGCACCTCATAATCAGAACTCTCAGCGCCCATATTAATACCAAAGTTTGCTGCAGTAGTTGATTCAGTCCGAGCTATAACTAAAGACCTTGCCCTATTAAAGGCAGGATCGTTTAGTGTTTCCTCAAATAGTTTAGCCTGTTCTCTTCTGGACAAATTTTGTCCTAAAATATTAGCTAATAAGTTATTAATAATATCTCTAGTTGTATTATCAATGCCTGTAACTTTAGTACCTCCAATCAGTCTAAAGTAGTTTACCATCTCCTCATACCAGGCAGCATTAAAAAAATCAATTATAAAATCCTTTTTCTTTTTAGGTACTGAATTGCGAATCCAGTCGTATGAAAATGTCGCAGCGGATACGCCAACCTTTGTGTATATCTTTTCTAATCCGTTATACAAAGGTTTCTGCTGAACTAAGAACTGTATATATAACTCGATGTTATCAAACGTATCTTCATTCACAAAATCAGCCACTACGCCGGTCTGATCATCTAAAGCCTTCTTGATAATAGGGTAAGCATACGCCTCATATTCTTTATGAAGTTTTAAATAGGTCTTGTGGTATTTGACACTACTTGCCATTTATGGTTGCATTGTTATAAGCCTGATCTAGCGACAACTCCTCAATAGGCACCAGATTAGCAGGTACATAAATATTCTGCATCTCTGGACTGCTTATCTTATCATAACCCTGAGCAATACGCTTCTCATCTGGAGTAATCCAATATGACTGATTTAACCATGCAGTAAGGCGCTCCATATCCTCTTGCATCTCAGGATAGCTACTAAAATCGAAATCAAAGTAGTATTTCTTGCCGTATGCTTTAGCGTATGGCTCACAAACAAACTTATTTATCGCATCCCTAATCTTGCGAGATAGTGGCGCAGTTGCGTTATAGATTAACTGTTTAGATGCCCAACCCATGTTATTATCGGTTGATGCGGCTTCGCTACCTGAAAACTGTATAGGAACGTGAAAAGCTGCATAAATTTTCCTAGTGTCAATGTTAAGCGATTCTATTAACTGCAAATCAGTAGACGGCATTCCTATCTGAGTCCATTTTAGCGGACCGGATGATGGGAATATACGATCCATCAAAGTTTCACCACGCTTTGCCTCTACAAACTTTTCTTTTAGCACATTCATCTGATCTTTAGTCAGCGTTGCACCCGGTCCATCTGGTGAGATAAAACCATAAGCACCTCCATTACGGATTTGCTTTAATAACTCGTTATCGCCCTCATTCTCTTTTAATACGTTCCGATAAATAGCCTTGATAGGTGATTGTCCGTATAATTGAGCACCTGTCAAAGTAAAGTCTGGATTAAAGGATTTAAAGTGAGCTACTTGATTTGCAGGTATAGGCACTTCGGTCATATAAACTGACCGCATTTGATAACCTTTTATAGGCTCAAACATTCCACCTGAGATAATCTCTATAAACTGTGATGGCAAAGAATACAGTTGTGACCAAATTTGCTTTTCGGTCATTGCAGGATCCTTACCATTGCCGAATATATAACCATCACCTGTACACAAGAAAAACCCTGCTAAATCAGTCATCCATTCCTCGTATGTTTGTTGCGGATTAGGTCTAGCCAGTAAGTCCAGAATAGGATTGCTTTCTACCTCGTTAAACATCTGTTCTTTAAGTTGCAGTGATCGCATCTTAGCCGTTGCACCCTCAGCCATTGACATATTTTCAAATACCTTTAGATCCTTTTTAGTAACGCCATCCTTAACCTCATACAAGCAATAAGCGCATTCAGCTATTTTCTTAGATATTATATCAATGCAGGTATATATGTCAGCGTTTTTCTTAAATCCCTCCTCAACAAATTTTACTTTGTCCTCAAAATCAACTATAACCTGATTGTTGCCTATCCATCCAAATACATTCTGGTTATAAAGGTTAGCGGTTATCTGTTGTTGAAGTCCAGGCATTAAAGCCTCGAGTTGACTTGTAGCTGCTTTCTCTATATCAGCCTTGAATATTTTAGAAAATACGCCCATTTTAGTTCCAATCAAATGAATATTCTTGTTTAATCTTAGATGCTAACTTATTCAATGCCACATACCTCAAAGGATCTATGAGGTGGTTAAAAGCATCTATCGGCTCATTCAGCATCTTGCC